AATCAACGGCGTGATGTTCAGCGAGAAGTTGGATAACGATTACGACGTACTGGGGGACATGGACTTTTATGATGCCCTGCCGTCCGTTGAAGATGGGGAGGTTATCTACGGTGCGGTTAGCCCAGATGTGTACAAACGTGTTGAGCAAGAGTACGGAGTGCGAGGTACAAACCATGATTGATCTAAACAAGTACGACAATAGGTCTACGTCCGCAGCTGGAAGACTGCGTGACTTCATCAAGGACGAGGTGGGTCACCAGCCGTTCTGCGCGTCGCAGCTAGTACGTGCAGTGATGGACATTGATCCGTGGTTTGGTAAACGCGATGCCGAGTCGGTGCGATGGGCAGTGAACGATGTGATAAGAAACATGATTAAGGCTGGCAAGTTAGAGGTAGTGGGCGGTGAGAAACGCAGGCGCATGTTTATGCTGGTAGGGGGTGGGAAATGAACGCGGGTGAAATTGATTGCAACAACATGCCCGAGGGTGCGACGCACAAAAACCAGCGCACCGGCAGGTGGTACATGTACGAGTCGGGTGCGGGTGAATACTCTAAAGGTTGGTACAGATCATCCGCTTCGGGGAGCCTCTGGGTAAAAATGAAGATGGGTAAAGCTGCGAAGGCCAATCTTATTGAACTACCTATCACAAAGAGCAGACCAATTGAATACGAATTCGGCATGGCGCCGCTCAAAGCATCAGGCGGGAGTTACGTGCCGTTTCCTGAGAAGCCCAAAGCACTCGACGTGCAGGTTGGCGGTGGGCACTACAAAAGTTACGCCATACAACCTGTGGAGTTTATCCACAAGAACAAGATTCCCTACATCGAGGGCTGCGCGATCAAGTACTTGTGCCGCTGGCGCGAGAAGGGCGGCATCGAAGACCTGAAGAAAGTTAAGCACTACATTGACCTGCTGATTGAGATGGAGCAACAACCATGAACAAAGAACATGACAGGTTGATAGGGTCAATCCTCGTACTGCTGATCTGCGTTATTGCAGTCATCTGGGGGACGCGAGATGGGGAGGTGGCCGAGGTACGCCACGCGATGGAGTCATCATACGGCGAAGAGCCGAAACCGCAGGGGCATGGGAGATGAAACACAATCAACATTACATAACTTATTTGCTGCACCGCATTGAGTGCAGGAGGGTGAGATGAGAAAAGATAGGGCAGATAAAAAATGGCTACTGCATCTTGAGGCATCAAGATCGGCGCTCGTTAGTGTGCTTGGATTTGATTCTTACGAAGAGTACAAAAACTATAAATATGGCACAGGCGGTTACAGCAAACGGGCAGCTAAGTGCCTGCGAAATTTTATTCCGTACTGCATACAAAAACTCAATAAAGATAGCAGCAAAGTTATTGTATTGAACCGCGAATATAAGCCCATTGGTTATTGCGGTTCATACCTTGATTGGGTTGAGTACAGTGATTTTGACTCTGCCATTGCAGATATAGAAAGCCCTGAAATGAAAGCTTTTCTTACTGCCTGTGGCAAAGATAGAGCCGGTAGAGATTGGATGTGGTTTACGTGCAACGATAGCACTGTGCCTTGGACAAATTCTAAAAATGCCAAACGTCTTATTGGTTTAATTGATGCGGCACTGTGCGCCACGGTGCAGGAGGATAAATGAAGTCACCTAAGTATTACCATCTGCTGAAGTACTACCGGCTGATTGAAGAGGCTCCACCCGAGCTAGCCGACCAGCGCAAGAAGCTGGCCGACGACATCAAGAAGTACCTTGCCAGCGGCAAAAAGATAAAGCAGATACCCAAAGGCTACTCAAAGTTCAGCGAACAGCCTATGCGCAGCTGGATAGAAGAGTCACGTAAACGAAAATTTGGAGAACAATGATGAAAGTATTTGTATGGAAGGAAGTAGAAAAATGCAGCCATAGTTATCACAGTGAGGGTGGCGTAGTTGTTTTTGCTGAGACCGAGGAACGTGCGCGTGAGCTGGCAAATTCTCATAGCGGGTGCGCCATTCGTGAAGACGAGATGCCGTGTGACGTTCGCACAACCAGAGGCAAAGAGGCCGTCTACATCATGGAAAACGCGGGGTGCTGTTAATGAACCTCGTAGTTGGGGATTTTGAAACGTACTGGTCACAGACCCACTCACTTACCAAGATGAGTCCCATCGAGTACGTGATGCACCCAGAGACAGAAATCATATCGCTGGCTATTAAATACGGTGACGAGCAGACGCAGGTTATCTTTGGCGAAGACTTAATCCGCGACCACCTTGAGGCGCAGGACTGGTCTGATGTCATGCTGGTGGCGCACAACATGTCTGCGTTTGATGCGATGATCTTTGCGTGGCGTTTTAAGATACAGCCCAAAGTGTGGGGGTGTACGCTGGCTATGGCTAGGCCGATACACAGTAAGACTACGGGTAACTCCTTAGCCAAGCTCGTTGCCCACTACGAGTTGGGTGAGAAAGACAACACCGCACTACTCAACACCAAGGGTAAACACCTCGCTGACTTTACTGCCGAAGAAATTGAAGCGATGCGCCAGTACAACTGCGACGACACCGATCAGTGTTACGGCCTGTTCAACATCCTGATCAAACACTACAACGCAGTAGAGCTGTGGCAGATCGACGCTACGATACGTATGCTGGTTGAGCCTAAGTTTACACTGAACAAGCGGGTGCTAGATGGGGCGCTCAGTGACTCTCGGATACAGAAGCAGCAGGCGCTCGAGGCGATGGGGCGTATTCTGTACGGGGACACACTTGTAGACGTAGAGGAGGGTGTACGCAGTATGCTTGCATCAGCCCCGCAGTTTGCAAAACTGCTAACTACCCTTGGTGTGGACGTACCAATGAAGGCAAGCCCATCAGACCCAACTAAGCAGATACCGGCGCTGTCCAAGACAGACCAAGAGTTCCTAGACTTGCAAGAGCATGATGACCCTATAGTTTCTTTAGCGGCAAGCACCAGACTCGATGTAAAATCCACGTTGCTACAAACCCGACTGGAGTCTTTTATTGCTACAGGTAACAAGCTACGTGGAAGGCTACCAATACCCCTGCACTACTGCGGAGCCGACACAACGGGGCGGTGGTCGGGGTTCATGTACAACCCGCAGAACCTGCCGAGAATAAACCCGGATAAGCCTAAGCTGTCCGACGCCCTGCGAAAGTCTATGGTTGCCCCGCCCGGGTACAAGGTTGTGGTGGCTGACCTGTCGGGTATCGAGCTGCGGGTGAACCACTTCTTGTGGAAGGTGCCAAGCTCCATGGCGCTGTACCAAGCGTCTCCGGACAAAGCCGATCTGTATAAGGACTTTGCTGCAAAGCTGTACGAGATAACTGAAGCCGAGGTAATAAAAACGCAGCGGCAGGTGGGTAAAGTAGCGCACTTAGGTCTGGGGTTTGGATCGGGTGCGGCTACATTCCAGAAGGTAGCCAAGCTGATGGGTGGGGTTGACCTGACGCTCAAAGAGTCCGAGCAGATCACCTATCGTTGGCGGGACGAGTACGAAGAAATAGTCAGTGGCTGGAAAGCCTGTGAGGCTGCGCTGCCGTACGTACTGGCTGGCGACAAAGTGTACGAAGTTGACCCTTGGGGGCTTATCACGACGGAGAAAGGTGCACTGGTGCTGCCCAGTGGCAGGCGTATTCGCTACCCGGCGCTATCCGTAGAGAAGGTGGGCAAGCACAAAGAGTGGGAGTACGGTCAAGGCCGGCACCGCACCAAGATATATTCTGGAAAAATTGACGAGAACTGCGTTCAGGCATTGGCACGTGACATTATCGCGCAGAATGCGTACGACGTGTTCAAGGAGTTGAAGCTACGTCCGAGCTTGATGGTGCACGACGAGCTTGTTTACGTAGTCCCAGAGGAAGATGCGCAGCATGTACTGGACACTGTGCAGAGAATTATGCGGACTCCTCCCGTATGGTGGCCGGAGCTGATAACATGGTCAGAAGGTGACATCGCACAATCCTATGGGGAAGCTAAGTGAAAAATCTAACATGGTCGTACAGCAGTCTGAAGACTTTTGAGCAGTGCCCGAAGAAGTATTACCACCTCAAGGTTGCCAAAGACGTCAAGGACACCGGCAGTGCTGCGACGGTGTACGGCCAAGATGTGCACAAAGCTGCAGAAGACTTTATAGCTATAGGTACGCCGATACCTGCTAAG